ATTAGGAAACTTAGGAATAGGACTTGATGGAGATGAAGTTGCTTCTTATGAAGAAGTTTCAAGAGCTAAAAAGCAACAATTAATCAGCTCTATTAATTCAATGGTAGATGAAAGAAACAGAGATGAATATGAAAAAGAATATAAATTATCTGAAATAGGAATGATGAGTATAGAAGACTTAGAAGTTCTTGAAAATCAATTAAAGATAAATCAAAAGAAATTATTATGTGAAGCTATAACAAATATAGCAACAAATGAGGATGTGCAAGGTATTTTAAAGAAATATAAAACTAAAAATCTTGGAAGTTTAGATTTAAAAGACCTTCAATCAGCTCATGATGTCTTAGTTAAGTTTAGTCAAAAATGTACTCAAAAAGAGTTAGAGGATTTAAAAACTTATTGTAAATTTTTTGATATAAATATGGAAAGTTATATAAAAGAGCACTATAAAAAAGATATTAAGGAATTAACTAAAAGAGAATATTCACAAATGAAAAAGAAATTAAATAGTTAGGGGGATAAAGGAATGTTTAATGTTAGAGAATTTATAGATAATAATGTAAGCAAATTTGTTTTTTCTAAGAAAAATGATGTTGTTGTAGAAAGTGTTCTATATAAATATGGTAGTTATGATGAAAGAACTGTAATATGTTGTAGCACTCAATGTGGTTGTCCTGTTGCTTGTACTTTTTGTGGTACAGGTAATAATTTCATAAGAAATTTAACTGTTGATGAAATTCTATATCAAATAGATTATGTAATAAAAGAAAAAGTTTTAAAAGAAATTGAAACTACTCAAAAAATAAAAAAATTTCAAATAATGTTTATGTCAATGGGGGAGCCAATGTTTAACTTCTCTAATATCAAAGAAGCTATAAAAGAATTGAATAAAAAGTATCCAAATGCACAACTTTTATTGTCAACAGTTGGATTAAAAAATAATAATACTTTAAATGAAATCTTAGAAATATCAAAAAAAATAAAAAATGTAGGCTTACAATTTTCAATACATCAAGCAGATGAAGAAAAAAGAAATAAACTTATACCATATAAAAATAAAATGAATTTAAGAGAAATTAGAGATTATGGAATTATATGGAGTAATGAAACAAATAGACCAGTATTTTTAAATTACTGCATAGATTGTAATAATACAAGTTTAGAAGAAATAAATAGATTAAAAGATTTATTTCCAGCAAAATATTTTTATTTAACATTTTCAGTAATATGTAATATTGATAAAGAAAATAAGTTAAAATCTGAATTTAGAGATTTAGAATTTATAAATAAAATTGCTAATGATTTTTTAAAAGATGGTTACAATGTTAGAGTTTTTGATCCTAGTGGACAGGATACAATTGGTGGTGGATGTGGACAACTTTGGTTTGTTCAAGATTTTTTAAAAAATAAAAGATAGGAGTAAATAATAATGGATAAGCTAGGTTATTCAAGAGAAACACAAAAATTAATATATGCAATTATGAATGATATTTCTAATTCCTTCACAGGTCAAGACGCAGGAAAAAAAGCTTATAGTTTAGACTTGGAAGAAACTAAGAAACAATTAAAACAAAGATTTTTAGAAGTCTATGATATGCAACCTTTAAAATCTCCAATTACATTTTTTTCTAAATATTTGGAAAAGAATAAAGATAAAACTGTTGGAGAGATAGAAAAAGAGTTAAAAGAAACATTTATAAAATCTTTACAAAGTACTTTAATTGAAAATAAAACTTTCAGTTTAGCTCTAAATACTTTAACTCAAAATCAAGCAAATGACTTGGTTAAGTGGTTGCTAGAAACTTGTATATATTATGATGTTCCACTAAAAATGGATGTTGAAAACCTAGCTGACCAGTATACTAAGGCTTATCATTATGTATGTTTAAAAAATAAAATCTGCTGTATCTGTGGAAAAGAACATGGAGTTTTACATCATTATGATAATGTAGCTCGTATTGGTGGTTATAAAAATGATGATGGAAGGGAACTAAGGGTAATGTGCTTATGTTTTGACCATCATAATGAAGTTCATGCAATAGGAACAAAAGATTTTAGTCACAAATATCATGTTGTAGGAATTTATTTAGATGATAGGCAAATAAGAGAGTTAAAAAGGATTTACAAAGGACATTTTCAAGCTTTCAAGGAGAGAGAATAATGAGTAAAACGAAGCAACAAAAATTATTTGAAGAAAACTATAAAATTAATAGAGAAAATAATTGTTTTTATAGTGAATTTAATAGTGAAACTTTGCTAATAACTAAAATTTGGGAATTTAACAGAAATATTTTATCACAATGGGCAGATGTTGATTTACTTATAGGTATAAATAAAAATACAACAAATATGAAAATGAAAAAAGGACTAACAACAATAGCTAAAAATTTAAGAGAAATAGCTGAAAAATTAGAAAATGCTACAAAAAAAGAATTTATAGACATTCAGGAAATGGAGTAAGTGAGGAGAAATGAAAATAAAAGAATATGCAACTGAAAGGATAAAAGATATTCAAGAATTTTTAAAAAGAGATGGAATTGAAGAAAGTATAAGAAAAAATAACTATTCTGTTATAGAAATTCTTGAATATATAGAAGATATGTGTATGGCAGAAGTAAAAGAAACATTAGAAAGATTTGAAAAAAAATTTGAAATTTATTATGAAAGAAATGGCTTTGATGAAATTTCTGATGAGTATATACAACAAATAGGAGCTTTAAAGTCAGTAATAAATATGTGTAAGGAATAACGACCATTTCAATTTTGGAAACAGTCGTAAAAATCTAAAGTTGAACGATTTTGCTGACGTCGGGAAGATGTTAAAATTATGAAAATATGGAGGATAAGATGGAAATTAAAAAACTAAAAAATGGGAATTTTGAAATAACAAGAGAATATTTAGAAGAATTATTAGAGTCAGATTTTAAACTTAATGCACTTTCAAATGCAGGAGTTGATGATTGGGAGTTTTATGATGAAGCTATGGAAGACTTTGATTATGATGAAGTGGAAGAATATATTAATTCAATAAAATAATGGAGGAGAAAATGTGGGTATGTAAGGAATGTGGAGAAAAAATACAAGGATATTATATTGGATATGTTGACATAGATAAAAAAGGATGTGCAATAGACGGAACCCAAGAGGAAGAGGAGCTTATAAGATACACTTGTGCTTGTTGTAGAATTATAAAATTTGGTGATATAAAAGAGCTTAAAAGAGTAGCTGATTGGGTAGATGATGAAGATGTGGAGATGTAAATTTTGTGGATGTACAAAATTTGATATGCAGATAAAAATCATTGATAGAAATTTTGACTGTAAAAAAAATACATTAAATATTAANTATAGCAACTTGGGAGGATAAAAATGTGGAAGTGTAAACATTGTGGAGGAACTGAATTTATAGAAAGAGTTGTAGGAGGATATGAAAAATATGGGGGATATGCTAAGGATGGGTATCCTTTAGGGTTAGAAGAAAGTGATTATGAAACAGATGTAGAATGTGAAAAATGTGGTAATTATGGAAATGATATTAAAAGTATAGCTGAATGGGAGGATAACTATAATGGAAAATAAAAATATAGACAATGTAAATAATCCAAACCATTATAAACTGGGTTGTGGTATTGAGAGTATAGAAATAATTAAAAAAGTATTAGGAACACAAGGTTTTGTAGCTTTCTGCTTAGGAAATGTTCTTAAATACTTAATAAGAGCAGAAAAGAAAAATAAATTAGAGGACTATAAGAAAGCAGCTAAGTATTTGGAATGGATTATAGAAAGAGATAGTGAAATCAAGCATCATATAAATATAAAACAAATGGAACAAGATCTAGGAATTACATGGAATAAAATTATAACAGAGATTGCTAAAGATTTAAATGTAGATGATGCTGTTGAGTTAGATGCTATTTTTAGAAATATTTTTGATGAAAATTATGAAATAGCAAGAGAAATTTTAGATGACTTTATAAAAGAATATGGAGTTGATTCTAATGACTGAAGAAGATAGAAAATTCTATAAGTGGGCTTTAGAAAAAGTATTAAATTTTGAAGCTAATGATTTAAAATTACAAGAATTTAACAGATTTAAGATTTTACTTAAAAAGAATGATACATTTGTCTTTAAGAAAGTGAGAGGTGCAATATGATAAAGGCTAAACCTCGTAAGAAAAATATTGTAAAAGTTAATGAGAAGCAAGAAATTAAAATTACTAGACAACCAACTAGCGAACAGTTAGAAGAATCAAAATTGGCTTTTACTCTTTTAAATATAACTCTTATTTGCAGAAATCATAAAAATATTTGGGATAATGAAATAAAAAATCATGATGGTTATATCAGATTTGACAAATTAATGATGATATGCAAAATAAGATCCTTAGCAAACAAGATATTTGATGCCAATTTTCAAGCTGATGAAGAAGAAGAAAATGTAAAAGATAACTTCTTTTATAATAATATTTTAGTAGAGCAAGTTAATAGGAGCATTACAGGAGTTGGAGAAAATCCATTAGTAACAATTGATGACAAAATTCAAAGATTACCTGGGGGGTTTATTGGAACACTAGGCTCACTAGCTAGAATGGTAAAAGACTTGGTTAGATTAAAAGGAGTTATAAAAAGTTTAGGTATTGAAAAGGATATTAAGAAACTAATAAATACGTCTGAAAAATATTTAGCTTGGGTTTATAACGAAATAACTTTTAATGAACTTTTATAATAAAAGGAGTTGATAAAAATGAATAAGATTGTAACGATAAATAATGTAAGAGGATATATAGATGAAAAAGGTACTGCTTGGCTAAATCTTGAAGATGTTGCAAGAGGTTTAGGATTTACTCAAATTAAGAATAAAAAGGAATATATAAGATGGGAAACAGTAATTTCCTATTGCAATGAGTTTTCCCAACAAGTTGGGAAAGAAAGTTTTATTCCTGAAAATGTTTTTTATAAACTTTGTATGAAGGCAAATAATGAAGTAGCAAGAACATTTCAAGATTTAGTTTGTGATGAAATATTACCTAGCATCAGAAAAAATGGTGGATATATAATTACTAAAGAAAATGATACTCCTGAAATGATAATGGCTAGAGCAGTGTTAGTAGCTCAAAAAACAATAAATGAGCAAAAAGAAAAAATACAAAACTTAGTAGAAGAAAATAAAAGTCAAAAACAGATAATAACTGAACTAAAGCCAATGAAAGAATATATGGATACAATTCTTTCAAGTAATAATACAATGACAATAACACAGATTGCAGCAGACTATGGACTATCAGGACTTAGATTAAATAAAATATTACATGACAAAAAATTTATTAGAAATGTTAATGGTCAATGGCTTCTATACTCTGAACATATGAATAAAGGCTATACGAAGTCTGAAACTATAATAATGAAAAGAAAAGATGGAACAGATAAAGCAATACCAACTACAAAATGGACTCAAAAAGGCAGATTGAAAATACATAATATTCTAACTAATCTAGGATTTTTAGCTAATATGGACAAAGAAAAGAAAATTTCTTGAAGGAGGAAATATGGAACAAAAAAGAGATGATATAATAAAAAATACAGTAGTTGAACAAATTGAAGAACTTTATAAAAAATTAATTTTAAGAAAAAAGGCTTCATAAATGGAAAAAGTAGCTATTTATATAAGAGTTTCTAAAAAAGAACAAAGTAAGGATAATGGGAGTGAGAGCTCCCTTAACATCCAGTTAAAAAAATGTTTGGACTACTGTAAAGAAAAAAATTATGAAGTTTTAAAAGTTTATCAAGATATTGAAAGTGGAAGAATAGATGACAGAAAAGAATTTAATGAACTATTTGAAGCTATTAGTAAAAAGATCTATACTAAAATAGTTTTTTGGGAAGTTTCAAGAATAGCTAGAAAAATATCTACTGGAATGAAATTTTTTGAAGAACTAGAATTATATAAAATTACTTTTGATAGTATATCTCAACCATATTTAAAAGACTTTATGACTCTCTCTATATTCTTAGCTTGGGGAGCTGAAGATATAAAACAAATGTCTTTGAGAATAAGAAGTAATTTAGAAGAAAAGACAAAGGCAGGATATTTTGTTCATGGGAATCCTGCTACTGGATATATCAGAGGAGAAAATAAAATGATTGTTCCTGATCCTGAAAAAGCTCCTTTTATTCTTAAGATTTTTGAAACTTATGCTGAAACTCATAACTTATCTGAAGTTGGTAGAAGATTTAAGAAAACAAGATCAGATATAGTGGAAATAATTGATAATAAAATTTATATTGGTTTTGTACCTTTTAGAAGATATGTTAAAGAGCTGAATGAGAAAAAGAGAAAAGAAAGTAGAAAAAATATAAAATGGTATAAGGGACTTCATGAACCTATTATCCCTTTAGAATTATTTGAATTTTGTCAGTCTCTAAGAGAAAAAAATATGAAAGTTAGAGCTTCTTTTGGAAATGCAAAACCATATTTATTATATTCTTCTCTTATATACTGTAAATGTGGTTGTAAAATGTATCAACAAAAAAGAAAAAAGAGCTATGAGACTAAAAATGGAAAAGTAACTCGTACTTACTATTCATATACTTGTGTTAATAGAAAATGTAGAAAAGTTTTCTCAGCAAAAACAATGGATAAAGCAATAAAGGATCTTATTTTAAATTCAAAAGAACTTGAAGAACTAAATCAATATAGCTCTAAAGATAAAAAGAATGAGGAAAAGAAGTTTTTAAAGTTAAAAAATGACTTGAAACTACTTGAAAATGAAAAAGAAAGAGTAATAAATCTATTTCAAAAAGGATATATAAATGAAGAAGAACTTGATAATAAATTTAAGGATATCAATCATGATTTAAAGATAACTAAGGAAAAAGTTTCTGAATTTGAAAAAATCTTAAATATTTCAACTCCAAAAGATATAAAAATTTTAGAAAAACTTAAATTCATAATAGAAAACTATGATGAAGAAGATATTATTGAAACAAAAAAGATTTTAAAAATATTGATAAAAGAA